GGTAACGCTTAAATAGAAAGTTATGGAAAAATTAATTGTGGGTATAATATTTGCAATATTATTTTTATTTAATTATGTAATTTATAAAAAAGAAGATAAAAATAAAAATTATATTTTTTCTGGACTTGCTTTAATTGCTTGTATTGTCTGCATACTTGTTATAATTAAAATGGGGTTGAAATAAGCACGGCAACCACCTTGGCGTAACCGAAAATAAATATCGGCTTGGGATAACGTCCCCGTGTAATGCGGGGAGATACAGGTTCGAGTCCTGTAGGTGGTTCTAAATCATACCGGCTCTGATTAACCGGCGAATCAATGGCAACACTTATTAACGCCTACATCACAAAGGCGAAACTTGAGCAACTGCTTGCATACGCAGACAAAGGAGTAGCCTTCACCATCGCAGTAAACGATGAAGCGAATGCCTACAATCAGAATGTATCTCTTTACCTTTCGCAGACAAAGGAGCAAAGGGAAGCTAAAGAAAGTAAAACCTACTTTGGAAATGGTGCGGTAGTATGGACTGATAACAAGGTTACACTTGCACCGAAGAAAGATGCAGCACCTGCGCAGGCTGCTACTGAAGATTCAGGATTACCCTTCTAACTCACCAGGGAGGGGACAAATTAACCCCTCCCTTAATCACAAACCATGACCATCCACCAATACATCGAACGAAAATACTTTCGGCTAAACACAACCGCCACAATCCGCAACGGGGTGCTTTACCATTGGGTTAACGAAAGATGGATGCCGAACAAGGAATTTGAACGGATATACCCTTTGCCGAATAAGGTGGGGAAGCAACTTACTAATCTTGACAAGAATAAAAATTCATTACTATGACCCACGGATCATTATTCTCCGGCATAGGCGGCTTTGACCTGGCTGCTGAATGGATGGGTTGGGAAAACGTATTCCATTGCGAATGGAACGAGTTTGGTAAAAAAGTATTACATCATTATTGGCCACAATCAATTTCATATCATGACATCACTAAAACAGACTTCACTATTCACCGAGGAAAAATTGACATCCTCACAGGAGGATTTCCATGCCAACCATACTCATCAGCCGGAAAGCGAAAAGGAAAGGAAGATGATCGACATCTCTGGCCGCAAATGCTTAGAGCAATTAGAGAAATTCAACCACGTTGGGTTGTGGGCGAAAACGTTCTCGGCCTTGTTAATTGGTCAGGGGGATTGGTATTCCACGAGGTGCAAGCTGACCTGGAAGCTCAGGGGTACGAAGTATGGCCGTATGTACTGCCAGCTGCAGGTGTCGGCTCTTGCCCACACAGAAGGGATAGGGTTTGGTTTGTTGCCTACTGCTCGAGCATCAAACCCAGGAAGCAGACCGAACGGGAAAGGGGGGAAAGTATTGAACGAAGAAGCACAAATAATGGCAGGAGTTCGTCAGAGAGGACAATATCTACTCCCAACACCTCAAGCGATGGATTCAATGCAGAATCCGGCCGGGCAAATAACACCATCGGGCAGAATAATAAGCAATCAAGGACACAACGGAAGCGCACCATTGAAGGACTTAGCAATGAATGGCCTACTGCCCACCCCAACGGCAATGGACTCAACCAACGCAACGGCAACGATGAAGAGCAGCCAGGTGAAGGAGGGGAGTATGCACTCAGTAACGCTGACACGGGCAATGAGTATGGGGATGTTGCCGACACCAGCCACACGGGATTACAAAGGAGCAAGGTCAACGGAAGCATTAGAGGAAGCAGGAAGGAATCAGACAAATTCGCTTCCGAATGCGTTCGCTCAAACTGGCAAAACTTCCCAACTCAATCCCCCATTTGTTCTCGAGATGATGGGCTTTCCTCCCGACTGGACGGAATTACCTTTTCTAAGTGGAGAAACGAATCAATCAAAGCAGCCGGCAACGCTATAGTACCACAAGTGGTTTATCAAATCTTTAAAGCAATTCAGCAATATGAAACAACACCCCCTCTGGAAAATACGCTATAACACCGCCCATTACAATTACGTTAATCAACGTAGTCCAACATTTGTTAAGGATGGATTCTACACCGGGCCGCCAACGCCTGTAGTTACTAAGTCCAATGGGCTGACTACGTTTATTATTAACTTCCTGAACTGGTCGGGATACCGTGCTACACGGATTAACACAATGGGCAGACAGATTAACGGAAAGTTTATCCCATCCGCAACACGGAAGGGAACGGCTGATATTTCGGCAACCGTGAAAGGCAAATCAGTTATGATCGAAATTAAAGTAGGCAAAGACAAACCCCGCCCCGAACAACTTGCCGAGCAGCAAAGGGAACGGCAAGCGGGGGGGATTTATGAGTTTGTGCATACGCCGGAGGAATTCTTTTTATTATTTGATTCAATAATTAGTTAAAATAATTATTATGCATACATTAGAATCACTATTTTTGCCACCCCCAATTGCAACTTATTCAATGGATAAAACTGGTATTGATGTCAGTTTAATGGAAGATCGAAATAAGTTTTTTGTTTATTTACTTATTTTAAATGGTGAAATTGTTTATATTGGAAGAACTACTAATTTGTATTCAAGGATGAACTCTCATAAACATAAAAAAGATTTTACTAAAGTTATAATGTTTGAGTATAATTCTTATAAAGAAATTTGTAAAGTAGAGACTACACTAATAAAAATTTATAAGCCATTTTATAATATTAATTGCGTAAACGCAGCGTAAACAATAACCACCACCACCCATGCACCAATACACCGATTACCAACAACTCGGCCTCAAGGTCATCCCCATACAATGGGATGCTGCAACCAAGCAACCTGTATCACATCGCAACTGGAGTAATCCCGATGACCTGCACCTGCGCCCTACGGATAATGGGTTGATGATACTCACAGGCAATAACTACGGCTGCCTTGACTTCGACCTCAAGAATACTAAGGATAAAGAACTATTCGGTAAGTGGATGGCAATTATAACCAACGAAGCACCGGAAATCTTTAGCAAGGTATTCATAGAGCAAACTCGCAACGCAGGGTATCACGTATGGCTTAACTACGCAGCGCTACCGAGCAAAACACCGCTTGCAGAATCGCTGGAGGGTAACGAGGTAATTGCCCTGTATTCAAATGGGCCTGTAGTTTACACATTTCCAACACCCGGCTATACAGAATTTCACCAAAGTATGGAGGATGTGCAGGAATTAACGGAAAGTGAGTATAACTACCTGATAGAAGTTTCACAATACTTTAACGAGTATAAGCCGAAGTACGATCCGAGTAAGAAAGCAATCAGCTACCCGGCAGGGTATGAATCGCAGTTGGCAGAATATGACAAGTTAATAGATGACAACTCATTCGATGCTATACTATCCGATATAGGGCTGCTGCCTATACAGGGCTACAAGTACGGCAAGAATGACAAATTCCAAGCCTACAGGCGCAAGGGTAGTGATTCGGCCGGCATATCCGCTAAAGTGTATTATAATGCACGAAGGGTGATGATATTCAGCGCATCTATGAGCAACTTTCCCCATTGGCACAATAAAGAGCAATATCCTGTCTGGTGCCTTCCTCCATCGTTTATTCTGTTCTATCACCTTGGCAGAGATTGGAATGCCGTACTTAAAGCCCTCGAAATCGAACCCGTAGAACAGGGATACCCGTATAGTATTTTTCCACGACTTATTAACAATTCGCTGCACGAAGTAGCAACTGAAATGAGTCTATGCCCAGAGTTTCTCGCTACCGCCGGAATATGGACTATCTCATCGCTTGCAGGGAACTGCTACACATCCGACTTCCATAATGTTAAAAACATTGTATTCGCTATAATGATAGCCCCGGTATCGGTTGGTAAAACTCCGGCATTCAAAGCTATGTGTGAGGAACCTTTGGCCGACCTACTAAAATCGGAAGATGCGGCCTACAAATTAGCAATGGATAACTGGCTACTTGAGAAAGCGGCCGCCAATGTAAATAAGGAATCATTCAGCAAGCCAAAACCAAAACGATTCCACCCATTTGCAGTTGATGGCACAACGGAGGGCTACATAGCACTAATGCAAGACCAGGAAGCAGGGATGGGAGTATATCACGATGAAGCGGAAACTATTCTCAATGCAGGGGCGCATAAAGCAAATAACGATGCTATATCTTTTTTCACCCAAGCATTCACCGGGGGCAGGTACACCCAAATCCGAGCGGATCGGGAGAAAGAAAGGGTAGTTAAATCCCTTAACATATCCCTTCTTATGGGTACGCAGCCATCCCGGTTGGCACACATATTCGGGGCTGATAAGATTCAGTCGGGATTCGCTTCACGTTTCCTTATGGTTAAATCCGATTACATCAAACTGAATGAAGATGCAGACCCTTTTAGCGGTGGCCGCCAAATGTGTAAAGAATGGAAGGAACTCGTTACTCACCTGTACCGGATTAACAAAGAATTTGCAGCCGGGGATTGTGCGCCGATACGGATTGAGATTACACCGGAAGCGAAAACACTATACACGAAGTACTACAGGCAGAATTTAGCGGATGCGAATAGCCGGATGGCAGGTAAGGCCGAACAGTACATTATGGGTGCTGAAGCTAAAATGTCGGCATACTTCCCTCGAATGTGCCATGTGGTAGCTATATGCCAAAACGTACTTAAACCGGTTATAACGGTGGAAATAGTAAACAAAGCATATAACCTTTACAGGTACTATGCCGAGAGTACTATATCAATAATTAGTGATTTATGTGCTGAAACGGAATCCGGCCTTCCTGCTGACCTGCGGCTACTGGTTGATAACCTACCGCCAAAGTTCACAACAAAGGAGGTAGATTTGCTCTGCCTAAGATTCAATATTAAACCTAAGAGGTTTTTTAATGCGATTCGGAGGGCTGACTTTGCGAGAGTGGTAAAGAGAGTTGCGCATGGGCAATATGAGAAGATGTAGCAAGTAAAACGACAAAATTACTGGACAAATTATGAGTTGGTTACAATACATAACCAACTGATCCGATAATATTTATGACAAACGTATTTAATTTTAGCGGTGGCAAAACTTCAGCATACATGGTTATCCATTACTGGAAGCCGGGTGATTTAGTAATTTTTACCGATACAGGTAGAGAGCATCCTAAAACCTATAAATTTATACATGATTTTGAGGCACATGAAAATATACCTGTAATAAAAATATCTTACAAAGATTCATCAACACCATTTGATACATTACTATCAGAAAAAAAATATAAAGCCATTCCTAATAGAATGAAAAGAATCTGCACTATTGAATTAAAAGTAAATACTTGCAAAAGGTATCTTCGTTCAATAGGTATTAGAGAGTTTAATAATTTCATAGGGTTCAGGGCAGATGAACAATTAAGAGTTAGCAGAGCAGTACAAAAGTTTAAGAAAGTTTATAATAAATATCCATTATATTATGATGGTATAACAAAATTAATTATAAATGAATATTGGTTAAACAAACCATATAATTTAGAAATACCACATATTTTGGGTAATTGTACTTTATGCTTTATGAAAGGAAAAAATGCAATTATCAATATACTTGCATCTTATCCGGAACTTGCAGAGCCGTGGGTAAAAGATGAGGAAAATGCAGGTGGCAGAACTTACCTTCCCGGTGTAACTATCAAACAACTCCTATCCATTGCCCAAAACAACCTATTTAAAGACAAAGACCTAAACGAAGTTACTCCTGCATTTGATTGCGCTTGTACTACTTAATAATATTTCATGTGGTGTTTTGGTTTCCCCTGGTGTTTCTACATCGGGGGTTTTTTATACGCATTTACGCCCAAATTGGGGGTAATACCCAACATTATACCTAAATGTGTATAATAATGATTGATA